TTGACAAGTTGTCGTGCGACAAATACTGGAGCCTTGATACGAAACTGTAAATTACAATGTCCAAAAGGACTCCAGTGATTATGTTTTGCAAGATAGTTAATGAGTTTCTTATCTTTGTCAGAAAACTCTTTACTTTCTTTTGCAAATGAAACACGGGCAGCATTGACAACAGTCAAGTCACTGCCCATGTGATCAATGAGATCTACTTCCATTGAACTTCTTTCTATTTGGTCTATAACCCTTAGGCCACTCTGGAACTCTAGACGCAAGTTTCTTACATCTCTCTCGTAGTTCCTCGTTAGACTTTTGCAACTCTGCACAATCGTGCTCAAGTTCATTAATACGATTTCTCATTTGCATCGTTTCCAAGGCCTCAAAACCTTGATTTCTTACAGCTTGATTCATAATATCTCCTATATTGGTAAAGTTGCTGTTTTTTCTAAAAAGTTTAAATCTCTTGCGTTTGCTTCTATCTTTTCTTTTAACCCCTTTGTAATTAATCTACCTACCGAATCTGGTTCTAAATCATTCTTTTCACAATAATACAATACTGCATCCATATGTGACATCTTCATATCTTTTGCGATATTTTCTATTTCAAGAGAAAAAGTTTTAGGTGTTTGCATTACTCGTGCTCTCCACCAACATCATTTTTATCTAGTGGTATTCTTTTACCATCATAATACATTGCTCTTGCACGACTTGGAGTGCTTGTTGCAAACGTGTTAAAGAAATTAGGATTTCGTCTTGCAGTTTCAAATGTCCCAACAGTAACCACTATTGCAGCAAGAAATAGTGCGTGTGCAACCATACTGATGCCCATCACAAACCAACTTCCAACATACATGGAAAATACGATACACCACATCCAAGCAAGTATCTGTAGAACCAAATGTCTTACTTGCAAATCTGGAATATGTTTTAGGGGATTTTTGTTATGGTTCATAACACCATTCCAACAATCATAGATAAATTCTGTCATACCAACCTCACTAATAATAAAGTGGTGATGTTTCTGTTTCCAAGTACATCACCGAAACTCAGTTTAATTAAGCCGCAAGGGCATAATCAACAGGTGCAAAGTTATCGTTTGCATTTACTTTTTTGACCTATTAGGCAGTCAACCCACAATTCTCCACTTGTCTATCTCTGTCTGTCGATCCTATTTCGCCCCCATCATAAGCACACTAGTCTTCAAGTCCCCATTTGATACGCAACCAAAGTCTATCATACAAGTAATAACTTGTAGTCCAAACAAAATTTATAACGATAGCAGGTAATATTGCTGTTGTATAATCTTGCCCAGTAATCAATAACATAACATAAGTTGAAAGTATAACCCAGCATCTGTATATTAGTGTCTTGACTAATGTTCTTTTTCGTGTTGCTTTCAATAACTCCTCTAATGTGTTTATGGTGGAGGCGGAGGGTACTGCCCCCTCGTCCAGCCCAGTATTCAACTTGCATCAACAAATTGTATTATATTTATACCATACCTATGTTTTGTTGTCAAGTGGTTTCCATTCTTTTATTGTGTCAACTAACATTGGAAGATATTCAGTTTTGTCTTTGATAAATTCTTGAACGACACCATCCTCTGTCACAACTAAAATTACGACTTGATTGATTTCGATTCCAGTTCTCTCTTCAAACATCTCTGCATAAGCAGATGCTTGAATGTAGTAATTCTCATTGTAAGAATCTTTTCTTTCAGAGGTTGAAGTTTTAAAGTCAATGATTGATAGAACACCATCATACTCTGCAATACAATCTACACGACCAGCTATCTTGTACTTGTCAGAATACAATCCACACTCTTGTGCATGAATATTATCTATCTTTTGTATAACAGAGTCTCGTAATTGTTTAAACAACACATAAGGTAAAAATCTCTTTTCATGTTTTTCCCATTTTTCTGGAAAATTCAAATGAACATTGTTTAGATAGTCCTCACACATATGATGGACATGAGTTCCACGAGTTGCAGCTTTTCTTGCGACATAGTTTGCAACTTCGTCACCAACTCTTTTTCTCCACTCAAAAAGACCTTTTTTGTTTCTAACTGATAAGACTGTGGTGATAGATGGATAGAAGTTTCCATCTGGTGTTTCATACAATCTTACTTTATCTTTTGTAGTTGCCTTTATTTCAGGCAACTCCACAGGAACATGATTAAAACTCATAATTAAATATTTCGCATCCTTTCCACTAGTCTGTCTGCTCTATTTGTTACTTGACGATACCATCTGCTGTCAACCATCTCATCTGCGGCTGCATTCCAATCTCTTGCATCCACACCACGTTTCATACCTTTAAATTTTGACAACCTTGGTCGGCCCATATTAAACATCATATTTGCAATTATTCTTTTAGCTTCTTCTGGCAGATCATCAAAGTCTGGGTATAACTTGTAGCAGTCTGACACGACTGTTTTGATATCCTCGTTGAAGGCCTCAACGCATCTATCGTTAGAGACAGGTGTGCCGACTTCCCATCCGTGTTCTGGGTCTGACTCCCTAACCAAATGGCCAATACCAAAAGTAGGCAGGCCAAGATGATCAAGGTAAATTTTTTCAACATTCCCCTCATCGTATTCTATTTCTTCTCTTAATTTTTCTATATTCATTATTCAATTCCCATTCCTAACTTGGTCTTTTGTATTAAGTAGTTTCTTACAAAACCAGAACGAACTATATCACCTATGTTAAACTCTACACAATTAAACTCTTCCATCTCTTGTAGAATTTGCAAGAAGTCCATCAGCCCATTTCTCTCATGCATTTTGGTCAAGTCTGATTGACTAAAATCACCACAGAAAAATATTTTAGAGTCTTGTCCAACTCTTGTGATAATCGTGTCCAACTCGTGAAAGTTTAGATTCTGACACTCATCAACTATAATGATTGTATTGTCAAAAGTTAGACCTCGTAGAAATGATGTTGATAAAAAGTAGAAACTACCTTGTGCCTTTATTCTATTATACAGTGATTCAAATGCCTGTTCATTTGGTTGTTCAAACATGAACTGCATCATGTTAGAATATGGAACTTGGTATAGTGCAGCTTTGTCCTCTTCATCTCCAGGCAGAAAACCAATCTCTCTTGTGGGGATGAGTGAACGAACCATAACAACTTTGTCGTATGGTGTTTCGTTTTTTAATACCTCTGACAATGCGAGATATAGTGACACGAAAGTTTTACCTGTTCCAGCACAACCAAACAGGAATTGATTTAGACCTTGCTTCCAAGAATCAAAAACAACTTTCTGACTATCTGTTACTGGTTTGATTTCATTTAGTTGACTGTATGTAATCTCTTTTTGTTTTGCCATTATATAATCCTAGTAAAAAGGTGGAGTGGTGATAGATGGATAACCTCAGCATTTCTACCAACCACTCCTTTTTTTGTATGAGTGCTGAGTGTGAAAAGATTAATTTGCACCTCATACGTTTTATTTATATTAATATAATCCAGTGGATTTATTCTTTTTAAATTTCTGACCCAAGTTTTGTCCACCAACATCTATCAACTTATGTTTCTTTGCCACGTTTCTTACTTTGTTTTGTGCGATAGTATCTGTCTTATTAACCTTGTCTGCGAGTGGTGAGTTTGGATGTGAGTCTGCAATCTTTGACAATACCTCATTAAAACCACCATCTGTTTTGAATGACCTACCTTGGACACCAGATACGATAGCTGGTGCAGTAACAACCTTTTCACAATGTGGGTTGTCTTTTAGGAACTCTTGAAGTTCACTCCAACTACAAATGGTATCGTAATACTCATCCTCATTTTTATCTCTAATCGTGTATGTGGGCATTATGTATGAAACCTCTGTCTATAGTGAGAACCCCATAAACTATTTTTCCAATCACCCACTTGAGATTTTAGTTTCTCATTTTCCTCAACCAGTTCTTTATTTCTTTTCAATAAATCGTAATATGATTTTGTGAGTTCTGCCATATCCATTTTAAGAATATCTTCTTGAGTTTTCATTCTCTTAGCTCTTTCCTCTTTTCTGCGAGACTTACAATATTTGATGTTTTCTTTCCATCTTTCTTCAAAGGTTGAGTCTTGTCGTAGTTTCCATAACATCCAGTCATAATATCTTTCTGGTTCTGGGTCATAAACCATTCTGGTATCTCCTTGTTTTTCCAAGTCGCAAATCTTTTCTTTTCATTTATATAGTAGTTACGATAGGCAGTGATTGGATCACCTTCTACCTTACAATAGTCAGGCATCGCCTGTGGAATCTGTGTTCCTTTTACTAAAGGTATATTCAATGGTGCTCTCATTAGATACATAGATGGTTTGCTTGCACCATGCACTTTACCATAACGATGTGTAAACTCTGCAAGTGTGGCCATGTATATCTTATACATCTGAAAATAGTTCTCTATAGATTCACGAACCCATACGGCAGATGGATGATTAACGTGTGATGCTTTGTATAAAATGTCATCACGTTCATCTTGTAGTTTCCATCTTTTAATCCTACGACCATTTGCAGTTCTACCTATGTACATATGACCATCTAACATCCTATGTGCAGTTGACATAAGTTGTGCATATTCAATAGGCATCTTGACTATGTGTTTGTCAATATGCCACTTTGCATTTTGCACTGGATCTTCATGCAAGTAAAATATATTCATCCCATCTCTCCCAAGAATATATCGAAAGCCATGTTTATTCTGTATCTGTCAGAGTTGTTGATTTCAACCTCGTGAGGCACCCATGCAGGCCACAACAATAAGTTACCATTTTTTGGTGGATAACTTACAGTTCTTACAAAAGGTGATTTTGGATTACAGTCTGATAATAGATTTATCGGATTGTGAAATACTAGATCACCTGTCCCCTCTGCATCTATATAATACAGACCAACAAAAGAAAACTCTTTATGTGCATGGACTACGTTTTTAGACTTTGGATCATTTACGTTTGTCCAAGTTGCCATAGTGATTTTTTCATCTTTTACTTTTTTGTAGTCTGGATCTATATCCTTGTAGTAATCAATAGCAGTTCTTGTCAAAATAAGAACTTCTTTTTCTAACCAATCCATTTCATATTTTGCACTAGAACGCCAACACTTTTTATTACCACTTGGTATGTAACCGACATTGTTATCTTTCGCAGATAAAATCTGATTCTTCAAATCTTGTTTTTGTTCCTCAGTTCCTACATTTTTTACAAAAAGATGTGAACTGAATAAATTAATATTTTTCATTGTCTCTCCAAGTCTTTCTCATTGTAATATAAACAGGGTCTTTTGTCAAGGTATTTCTGTAGTATCTGAATATCTTTGCAGACTGTGCTTTCTTACTTGTGAGTGCATCAGGCTCTTGTGGTTTTACAGTGCCGTCTGGATTATATTTATTACCATCTTTGTGATTTGCATAACGTCTTGCTCTGGTAAATCCCATTTCTAAAAACTTACGACACATATCCATACCGACAAAATCAGATTTATCTTTGTAGTCATTGTACATACTATAGATTGTCTTTGCACTTTCCTCTGCGATTTTTGGTGTTTTAAATCTCCAGTGTTTGCAAATGTCATCTGTGTATGGACGAACTAAAAGAACACCTTGTTCTCCACGGCCAATCCTATATCTGGAATCATTTGGTTCAAACAAAGTGTTTTTATAATCTAAACTGTAATCAAATTCAAT